GTGGGGGGATGGCGGGGGGCGGGGAGTTTTTGGGATGGGTGGGGTGGCTGCCGCTGCCAGGGGTGGGGGGGGGCGTGGATGAGTGCGAGGCCTGGGGCCGAGCAGGACGAGGAGCGGGTGGCGGCGGCGATGCGGGTGGCGGACGCGGCGCTGCTGACGCGGGTGGCAGAGCTGGGGCGGCGGCTGAAGGGGGAGGGTGGGTTGAGCGGGGAGGAATGGCGGGAGCTCCAGCAACTGCGTCGGCTGCTGGAGCAGCAGCGTGCGTCGACGGCGGCGTCGGCGCATCGGGACGCGGGTGTGGTGGCGACGCAGAAGGCGGCGGCGTCGGTGCTGGGGGTGAGCGCGCGGACGCTGCGAACGTGGAAACACGAGCGTGGGTTTCCGGGCCGCGGGGACGGGGCCTATGACGTCGAGGCGATCAGGGCGTGGCAGGCGGAGCGGGCGGCGGGTCGCTCGGGGGCAGGGGCGGGCGAGGACTGGAAGCAGCAGGAGACGAAGTGGAAGGCACGCTGCCGGGAGTTGGAGGCGGAGCTGAAGACATTGGACTTGCGTGTGCGGCACGGCGAGCTGATCGAGCGCAGTGCGGTGGTGCGGAAGAACGTCGGTCAGATCGTGGCGATGAAGCGGGTGCTGCTGGGGATGGGTCGGAAGCTGGGCGCTCGGCTCGCGGGCCAGCCGGCCCTGGTGATACAGCGGGGCGTGAATGAGGAGGTGCGGCACGCGATCGGGCTATTGCAGGGGCCTCAGGTGTCGGACGCGGTGCTCGAGGCGATCCTGGACGGCGAGTGGGAGCGGTTGGCGGAGCTGATGACGGCAGAGCAGGCGGAGCAGGAATGACAGAGCTGGCGGTATGGGACGCGGCGGAGTGGGAGGCGGTGCGGGCGCTGCCGAAGGCGTGGACGCCCGACGAGTGGGCGGAGCGACGGCTGGTGCTGCCTGCGGCCGACCATGCGGAGCCCGGGCCGTATCGTGCGAGCCGGACGCCGTACGTGCGGGGGCCGCTGACGGCGTTCGTCGACCCCGTAGTGGAGTTCGTGACGATATGCACGGCGCCGCAGGTCGCGAAGACGATGATGCTGATGATGATCGCGGGGTACACGACGGATCAGGAGCCGAGCCCCGTGCTGGTGGTGGAGCCGACGCGGATGATGCTGGACAAGCTCAACGTGCGGTTCGACCGTCTAATGCTAGCCTCACCGGGCTTCGCGGAGAACCTGGCGGGCGACAAGAATGCGGTGAAGGGGTATCAGAAGCAGTTTCGGCGGAACACGATCTACGAGGCGTGGGCGGGATCGGACGCGAACCTGGCGGGCACCCCGATTCGGATCGTGCTGCTGGACGAGGTGGACAAGTACCCGCAGTCACAGGCAGGGCACGGGACGCCGAGCCTGCAGGCGATCGAGCGGACGAACAACTTCCCCGGCAGGAAGATCGTGCGGACGTGCACGCCGTCGACCGACTATGGCGAGATCTGGGTGGAACTGCAGGCGAGCCTGGTGCACGTGTTCGTCGTCCCATGCCCCGAGTGCCTGGGCTACCAGCTGCTCGTGTTCCGGGGCGACCGCGAGGGACGATATGGCGTATGCGGGACGGAGGCCCGGGAGCGGGGTGCGGCGGTGGCGTCGGCGGCGGGCAGGACGCTGGGGCCGACGTACGGGGTGGAGTGGCCGGAGGGCGAGCGCGACTGGCGGAAGATCCACACGCAGCACCTGGCGTGGTATGGGTGCCGGTGGTGTGGTGCGCGGATCGAGACGTGGCAGAAGCCGGGTCTGCTGGCGCGCGGGGTATGGCTGGCCGGTGAGTTCCTGTCAGGCGAGGAGGCGAGCGGCGGGGTGGTGCTGACGGAGGCGAGCGAGCGGTTCCTCGAGGATTTCGGGCCCGTGCTGCGAGCGGCGGGCGGGTCGGAGCAGGCGGAGGAGCTGCTGGGCGGTCGGCTGGCTCGAGACGTGGCGCCGCGGCTGCTGGCGTGGCTGGACGGGCTGGACGAGGCGGAGCGCGAGAGGATACTCGATGAGCGGGAAGCGGCGGAGCGTCTGGAGCGGATGCGGGAGTGGCGAGCGGAGTGGTCGAGCCACGTGGGGTTCTGGCTGCCGGGGCTGTATAGTCCGTTCCACGCGCGGTCGTGGCACTCTTTCGCGGCGACGTTCCTGCGGTACAAGGACAACGCGGAGCAGCTGAAGACGTTCCGCCAGGACTGGCAAGGCCTGCCGTGGACGGAGGATCGGATCAAGACGACGATCGAGGGGCTGCGCGCGCGGTGTCGGGAGCTGCCTCGCGGTCAGGTGCCGCGCTGGGCGCAGGTGCTGACGGCGGGGGTGGACGTGCACAAGGGACGGTACAACGTGCTCATCGAGGCGTGGGGGCCGCTGGGCCAGAGTGCGGCGATACTGATCGGCGAGTACGAGAGTGCGGAGGCGGCGAAACAGGTGCTATTCGGGACGCGGTATCCGTACGTGCACAGCCCCGAGGTATCGCTGTCGGTGGTGATGGGCTTCTGGGACAGCAGCTGGGAGACGGACGCGCAGTATGAGGAGTGCAGGCTGGAGCCGGACCGGCTGCGTCCAATCAAGGGCGAGCCTGGCACGCGGATGGGTGGCCGCCCGTGGTCGGTGAGCGTGCTCGACCGCAACCCGCGGACGGGGAAGGCGTATCCTGGCGGCCTGGCGCTGGTGCGGGTGAACACAGATTACTACAAGGACGCGGTCGTGCTGCGTCGGTTCATTACGCCGGCGGGCGATCCCGGCGACTTCAGCTTCTACGCGGACTGCCCGGATCGGTTCCTCGAGGAGCTGACGGCGGAGGAGAAGCGCAGGGAGCGGGTGCGTCGGACGGGTCGCCTGATCGAGGAGTGGGTGGTGGTGGACGGGAAGCCGAACCACACTTTGGATGCGAAAGTCTACAGCGAGGCGGCGGCTGACTACATCGGGGCGCGGATGCTGCCGGCGCTGCCCGTGCCGAGCCCTGAGGGTGCGGGCGCGGAGCGTCATGGTCGTGCGGCGGTGCCCGACGGCCGCGCGACGGGTGGGTGGCAACGTCGGCGGCAGAGCAGATGGTGAGAGTGTGAGGAGGTAGGATGAATGGCCTGGCTGTATGTGCCGGCATCGACGGCATCGAGCTCGGACTGCGAACGGCCATCGGACCCGCTTACCGCACAGTCTGTTACATCGAGAGGGAGGCGCATGTCGCCGGGCTATTGGTCGCGCGCATGGCGGACGGTGCGGTGGATGAGGCTCCTATCTGGAGCGACCTCACCAGTTTCGACGGTCGGTTCTGGCGTGGAGCGGTGGATATCGTCAGTGCGGGCATCCCGTGCCAGCCGTTCAGTTCTGCGGGGAAGCGTCGGGGGGTCGCGGACGAGCGGCACCTGTGGCCGTACCTCTGGCGATGCGTTCGCGACGTGGGCGCGTGGTGCCTGTTGCTGGAGAACGTGCCCGGCATTATTCCCACTGCCCTTCCCCTCATCCTCGGCGACCTGGCCGCGAGCGGGTGGGATGCGGAGTGGGACGTGTTCTCGGCGGCGGGCGTGGGGGCGCCACACCTACGCAAGCGGCTGTTCCTCCTTGCCCACGCCGGCGGCGCGGGAACCGGGCTGGAAGAATCGCACGCCGCTGGACAGGGATGGCAACCCGCCGGAACATCCCAACCAGCGATTCTACGATGCCGAGACGGGGCGGGTGATGCAGAAGGGCCTGACGCAGGTGGCGCGGATGTGGCCGACGCCGCAGGGCTACAGTTTCGCGGACAGCCACCAGCCGGGGATCACCAGGCTCGACCAGGCCGTCCGCTGGCCGACGCCGCGAGTCGCCAACGCCGCACAGCAGAGCCTGGAGAGTCACGGCACACAGGTAACTGGTGGGCAACTGAACCCGCAGTGGGTTGCGTGGCTGATGGGGTTCCCTATCGGGTGGACCGACTTCGCGCCCTTGGCAACGCAGTCGTTCCGCTCGTGGCAGCGGTCGCTTTCCGTGTCCTTGCGGAGCGTCTTGGCGAGTGATGGTGAGAGGGGGAAAGGAGGCTGAGATGGGGACGATGGCGGTGCTGTTGCCGACGGTGGGTGAGACGTGGCTGATGCAGGAGGAGTGCTGCTGGCAGCTTCGGAGCGTCTATGCGCCGGCGCTACCGCTGCGGCTGGCGAGCAATCAACTGCACGCCGCGTCGCTGGAGCCCGTGGCGCTCGGGCTGGATGACTATGCGGACGCGGTGCCGTGGGCGGACAACTACGGGCTGGTGTACACGTGGCGGTTCGGCGCGCAGCTCGAGCCGATCCTTCGGGAGCTGATCGCCCGGGGGCGCAGCACGGCGCGGGTCTGGACGCTGCTGGTGGCGAACCCCGCGAGCACGGCGGAGGCACTGAGGGAGCGTGTGGATCGGCTCGGCGGCAAGGACGTGGTGCAGGTGACGACGCCGGCCGAGCAGTTCAGGCGTCAGGACCCGCTGCGGCTGGAGCTGCTCGACGATCCGTATGTGCGAGAGCGGTGTCTGCAGGTGGTGTATGCGCTGAGCACGGGCTGCCCGTGGACGTGCCGGTTCTGCCACTGGGCGGGGCAGCGGCGGCAGGTGCGGGATCTGTACGTGGCGGTGGCCGAGATGCGGGCGCTGCTGGAACTCGTGCCGACCGCGCGGTCGGATCCCAGCGGCTACGGCCTGTCGGTGCTCTGCAACGAGGTCACGGGCAACGAGGCGTGGCTGGAGCGGTTCTGCCTGCGCATGGCGGGCCTGGGGGTCGCGTGGCGTACGGACGCGAACGTGCGGACGCTGACGCGCCGGCAGGCGGAGCTGCTGCGGCTCGGCGGCTGCGTGGACGTCACGCTCGGGGTGGAGTTCCTCGAGGACGAGATGCTGGAGCGCCTGGGCAAGGGGCACACGGTCGACCAGGCGCTGGCGGCGTTCGGGTGGCTGGAGGAGATGGGGATCCGCTACCACTTCTCGCTGCGGTCGGGCGTGGGCGAGACGGCCGTGCACCTGGAGCGGCTGCTCGCCAACATCCGGCGCCTGCGTGCCGAAGGCCACACGCCCGAGTGGGTGCGGATGGGCTCGATGGTGGAGTGGCCTGGTCGGCCGTGGCTGGACGAGCTGGCGCCGGATGCGGAGCGGCAGCAGGTGTGGGCGACGGGTTGGTATCCGCAGTGGGAGGCGGTGCTGACGGCGGAGCAGCGTGTGGGCTGGGCGCCCGTGCTGGAGGAGCTGAAGGTGGCGGACTGGTGGAAAAAGTAGCTGGCGGCGCGAAACGCGAACGACATGGAGAGGAGCGAACGATGGGCGAGAAGGCGATGGACGTGGAGATGGCGGTGCGCGAGCTGAAGGCGGAGCTGGCGGCCTCGGAGGCCCGACTGAAGGAGGCGAACGAGCAACTGACGGAGCAGGCGGACGCAATCGCGATGCTGACGGCCGACGTCGATCGGCACGAACAGCTACAGGCCTGCGGCGAGGGGACGCTGCTGCAAATGGGCTTCCCGCCACTGCTCGAGGACGAGCGACTGCCCGAGGGGTACGCGTACAACCAGAGCCACGTGGACGTGTCCCTCGACGCGGAGCGTCAGCGGACCGTGGCGGCGATCCTGCGCGGGATGATCGAAAGCGGTGTGACGGTCCGGCGGTACGCGCGCGGCGGCTCAGGCGGCCGCGCCTACCCCGTGCGCACGCCCCAGGACGCGCTGTGCGCGATGCTCGACCTGGTCGAGTTCACGGGCTAGTTTCCGAGGTTCTGAAACAGGGATTTCAGCCCTGAACGGGTCGTTGATGTGCTAAACTGAGTGCGAGTGGGGACGGCGGCTGCGACCGTTGTCCGAGGATCGGAGCGAGAGGCCGTGCGGGGCCGCACACCCGGCGCGGCCTCTCGCTGTTTTGACGGAGCGACGCGGATGGCGTGGACGGCGGCAAACTGCACGGCGGTGGAAGAGGCGATTGTGAACATCATCGCGAGTGGCGGGGCGCAGACGCTGGAGCTGAACGGGAAGCGGGTGACGTTCTACAGTCTGGAGTCGCTGCGGGAGATGTTGGCGGAGATGCGTCGGGAGGTGCATGGCGACGAGCAGGTGACGCTGGCGGATCTGCGGGATATGGGCGTGCATTAGTCGGAGCGGGTGCGTGACGGACGTGGCACAGGCACAGAGCAGGGCGCGTCGGCAGCGTCGTCATGATCGGCTGGCGGCCGGATTGGATCACCTGGTCGGGTTCGCGTTCCCGGGCTGGGCGGTAAAGAGGGCGGCGGCGCGGGAGCAGCTGCGGTTCCTGTCGGCGTATCGCGACACGAAGACGAGTCGCGGGCACCGCAGTCGTCGCAACCTAGGGGGCACGGCGAACCGCCACCTATCGGATTCGACGCTGTGGACGCAGCGCGAGCGCGTGCGGAGCCTGGTGCGCGAGAACACGCTGGCGATGGGCCTACACCAGACGGACACGGACAACGTGGTGTGGACGGGGTTCGTGCCGCAGCCGAAGACGGCGGACACGACGTGGAACGAGAAGGCGAAGATTTACTGGCAGGAGGAGCTGGAGCTCGATCTGCGTAGCGAGCTGGCGAACTTCGAGTTCGAGCGGGCGGTCTACGAGAGCGTGCGCCGCGACGGCGACATGCTGCTGATCCAGGTAGCCGGGCGGCTACAGGCGATCGAGGCTGACCGTGTGGCGACGCCGCAGCGCGAGCGGGGCAAAGGGAGCGACGAGGCGGTCAGCACGGTCGTGCACGGGCGGCGATTCAACGGTCTGGGCGAGTGCACGGGCTACTTTGTGGCCGACGAACACCCGACGTCGGCGTATGTGACGAAGGCGGACGAGAAGAGAGCGGAAGACTGCATCTGGGTGTGCTCGCCACACCGGATCACGGCGAGCCGCGGACGCCCTGTGCTCTTCCCGATCATCGACGACCTGGACCGGATTGAGGACGCGACGGAGGCGACGGTCTGGGCCTACATCATGGCGGCCTGCTTCGGTCTGATCCACAAGACGCGCAGGGCGCTGACGGATCCGACGGGGTCGAACCGCGTCACGAGCCAGACGAACCCCTCGACGGGCCTGAGCGAGTACTGGGAACAGCTCGAGCCCGGGATGATCGTGCGTGCGGGCCTGGAGGACACCTTCGATCAGATCAAGCCAAACTTCCCGGGCGCACAGTTCGGCGAGCTGATCAAGGTGCTGAGCCGCTTCTGCGGCCGACATCTGGGTCTGCCGTTGGAGCTGGTGTGGCTGGACTTCACGGCGAACAACTACAGCAACACAAGGACGGCGCTGCTGCAGGCGTATCGGACGTTCCAGCGCCTGCAGATGTGGTTCGAGTGGCGGTTCTACCGGCCCGCGTGGCAGTACTGCATCGGGTGGGCGATGGAGCACGGGCGCCTGCCCAAAAACAGCGAGTATCGGCACGTGCGGTGGCAGAAGCCAGGCTGGTCGTGGGTGGACATCCTGGATCAGGCGAAGGCTCGGAAGCTGCTGGTGGACAACGGTCTGATGAGCCGCCAGGACGCGGTAGCGGACACGGGGAGCGACTGGTTCGAGACGGCCCGGGAGCTGCACGCCGAGGAGGAGGAGATCGAGACGCAAAAGCTCAAGCGGCTGGTGGACCCGAAGGCGGGGAAGGCCGAGAGCGCCGAGGTACAGGAGGATCACTGACATGCCGCTGCCGACGCCAGGCGAGGGCGAGAGCCACGACGAGTTCGTGAGCCGCTGCATGGGCGACGCCACGATGGTCGAGGAGTTCGATGAGTCAGACCAGCGCGCGGCGGTCTGCGAGCGGCAGTGGTCGGAGGGTTCGTCGGTCGGCGGGTCGGGTGTCAGAGCGGGTCTGTCGGCTCGCTCGCGCTTCTACGGCCAGCCGTGGCGGATGGAGCGTCGCAGGCTGCTGGGCCTGGTATCGCAGGTGCTGCGTCCCGTGCAGGTGGATGCCGCGTCGGTGCGAGCGGTCGCCGCGGAGGCGGCGGAGGCCGCCGAGGCGGAGCCACTGTATGAGGTGGTGGCTGGTGTGGCGACGATCGCGATCGTGGGCCCGATGATCAAGGGCCGCGACCCGGTCTACGACTGGTTTGGCATCCAGTACACGGACACGCAGCGAACGTCGGCGGCGGTGGCGGCGGCGATGCGGGATCCTGCGGTGAAGAGCTTGCTGCTGTGGATCGACAGCGGCGGCGGGATGACGGCGGGCCTCGACGAGCTGACGGACTGGGTGACGGCCGCGGCTTCGGCGAAGCCTGTGGTGGCGCACGTGTCGGACTGGGGCGCCAGCGCGGCGTACGAGGTCGCGGCCTGTGCGACGTTCATCAGTGCGAACGAGGGTGCGGCGGTGGGCAGCATCGGCACCTGCGCGGTGGTGTGGGACGACAGCGAGCGGTATGCGAAGGCGGGGGTGAAGGCGCACCTGATCTCGAGCGGGGGGGTGAAGGGCCAGGACGTCTATGGCGGGGTGCCTGTGAGCGAGGCCTATCTGGCGGAGCTGCAGCGGCTGGTGGACGGCCTGACCGAGCAGTTCATCGGTCGCGTGGGGTCGGGCAGGGGCATGAGCGTGGAGTCGGTGCGTAAGCTGGCGACGGGCGAGATGTGGCTGGCGGCGGCGGCGAAGGAGCGGGGGCTGATCGATCACGTGGGCAGCGGCGACGCTGCGATAGCGCGGGCGGTGGTGCTCGGCGCGAGGTCCGAAGGAAGAGCAGTAGAGGAGAGTGACATGGCGGACGCAAAGACGGCGGCCGACCTGCTCGCCGAGCATCCCGAGGCGAGCAAGGCGCTGGCGGACAGGGCGGCGCAGGAGGCGCAGGACGCGGAGCGCGAGTCGCTGAAGGCGATGCTCGAGGCCTTCCCGGGCCGCGAGGCCTTCGCGGCACAGTGCGCGGCGGAGGGCCTGACGGCCGAGCAGGCGAAGGCGCGGCTGGCCGACGTGCTGCTCGAGGAGAACGCGGCGAAGGACAAGGAGATCGCCGAGCTCGCGGAGCAGGCGGCCGAGGCGGACAAGGCCGCCCGGGGAGCCATCACGGACGGCGACGACGAGGACACGGACGACGGCGACGACGCCGACGAGCCGACGACCTACGCGGAGGCGAAGGCGGTGGTCGAGGCGGAGCTCGGCACGGACGCGACGGTGAGCGACGTGGTGCGGGCCGTGCGCGACCGCTGGCCGACGCTCTGCGAGGGCGAGCCGCGGGCGCACAAGGTGCGGCGACCGCGGGGCTGACGGCGAGGACACAAGGGCCGGGGAGAGAGATGGGGGTAACTGGGGCGTGGATGCACTTTTTGTCTATGCGCGGCCGAAGTTTCACAGCACAGGCCTGCGCAACAACACGGAGCAGTGTGCGACGGTGCTGCGCGAGGCCGGCGTGGACGCGATGAGTCTGCCGCTGGACACGATCTCGCTGGACGGCAACAACACGGTCGAGATGTGGGAGCCGTTCATTCGCACGAACCAGCCGCGGATGGTCGTGATCGCGGCGACAAGCGTGCCGGCCGCGTATCAGGAGCAGTTGTGCATCGAGTACCCAGACGTGCTGTGGGTGCGGAGAATCCACAGCAACCTCGCGTGGCTGTTCATCTCGCCGACGCAGTTCCAGGACTGCTTGCGGATCCTGGAGCTGGCCAGGCACCATCGGAACCTGCGGTACACGGTGGTGAGCCCCGAGGACGCGGCGCGCCTGTGTGCGGGCGGCCTGGACGTGCTGGCGATGCCGAACGTGCTGGCTGGCGACATCGCGTCGGAGCCCAGGACGCAGCCGGTGAGCATCGATGCCTGGCTGCGGGTGTCGGCGATATTCGCGATCCGACTGCTCAAGCACCCGAGCGGGCATCTGCTGACGGGTGCCGTCCTGAACGCGCGTGGCCGTCGGACGAAGGTGTACATCCAGGGCGAGCGCACGGACAGCCCCGCGTACGTGGAGAGCCTGAAGCGCTGGGCTAACACGTTGAATCTGCGGCTGCCGGTCGAGCCGTATCGGACGCACGAGGAGTTTGTGCGGTGGCTCAGCGAGACGATCGACATCGGGCTCCAACTCTCGGCGACGGAGTCGTTCAACTACGTGGCGGCGGAGCACCTGGGGCTGGGGATTCCCGTCGTCGCAAGCCACGCGGTGCCCTGGTGCCCGTGGCGCGTGCGCTACGAGGACGTCGAGGCGGCGGCCGACACGGTGGAGTCAATCCTGGAGGACTATACGTCGGCGTCGGCGCGTGCCATCGAGGCAGCACGGCAGGTGCAGGCGCGGCACAAAGAGCAGTTCCTGTCGGTGTGCAGAACTCTTCTGGAGGACACGTAACATGAGTGCGACGCAGCAGGTCAGCCCGTTCCGGATCGAGATCGGCGATCAGGTCTACCTGTATCGGCTGGTCAAGGCCAGCGCGGCGACGATCGTGCACAACACGGCGACGGCCACGGACGTGCCGCTGGGCACGGTGGCGGGGATGGACAACACGGGCGCGAGCGGCGAGACGGGGAGCGTGCGGTGCATCAAGCAGGGCGGGACGCACAAGGTGGTGGCGGCAGGCGCGATCACGGCCGGCGCGGACATCTACGCGGCCGACGACGGCAAGGTGCAGGCCCTGCCGGCCACGTCGGGGACGTACCGCCGGCTCGGCTTCGCGCTGCAGGCGGCGAGTGCCGACGGCTCGATCATCGAGGCGTGGCTGACGCCCGAGGGCGGCACGGACACGGTGACGGGCAGCTAAGGGGAGGACGAGCGTAGCGGACAAGCGAGCTCGCCGAGGGCCTTTGGCCGGGCCCGAAGCGGCGGCCCTATCCGCCGCCGGCGAGGACACCGATAGGGCGGTGTCGGGGTGCGAGCCCCGACCCGCCTTATTTTTTCAGGAGGACGAACGATGCCGACGCGAAGGGTGGGCCAGACGGCCCTGAGGCACGACCTGAGCGACGTCGTGACGGAGTGGGTGATGGGTCGGAACTACATCGGGCAGAAGCTCTACCCGGTGCAGACGACACCGACGTTCGCGGGGCGCTATCCCGTGATCCCCGTCGAGGCGCTGCTGAAGCTGCCGGCGAGCATCCACCGCGCGCCGAACGGCACGTACCCGCGTGGTGCGTACGAGTACGAGACGGGCTCGTTCACCTGCGAGGAGTACGGCTACGAGGAGCCCGTGGACGAGGTCGAGGCCGGCAAGGTGGCGGCGTACTGGGACGCGGAGGTCTTCGCGGCGCAGCGCGCGGCGGACATCGTGATGCGGATGTACGAGCAGCGGATCCTCACGCGCCTGCAGGCGCTCGGCGTGTCGCGCAACGTCACGAACGAGTGGAACGACACCGCGAACGCGACGCCGATCTCGGACGTGAAGCTCGCGCGCCGGACGGTGCGCAACGCCTGCGGCGTGGACCCCGACACGCTGGTCATCAGCTACAGGACCTTCGAGGCCCTGCCGCTGGTGGCGGAGATCACGGACCGGATCAAGTACGTGCACAGCGGCATGGAGGACACGACGTTCACGCAGGGCCTCCTCGCGCGGCTGTTCAACGTCAGGCAGGTGCTCGTCGCCGACATGCCGTACGACAGTGCGGACGAGGGCCAGACGGCCGAGGTGACGAACCTGTGGAGCGACGAGTACGCGCTGCTGGTGAAGGTCGCGCAGGGCTCAACGCTGCGGCAGCCGTGCATCGGCTGGACGTTCCTGTGGACAGAGGACAGCCCCAACATCCTCGTGACGGAGGAGTACGAGGAGCCGCAGACGCGGAGCGACATCAAGCGTGCGCGCCAGCACGTGGACGAGGCGGACGTGTTCACCGCCTGCGCGTACCTGCTCGGCAACATCACCGACGCCGCGATCGCGGCGCCGTAACACGCTGACGGCAGCTCCCCGCCAGGGGTGGGCAGTCTGGCAGGCCCTTCTGCCCCTTCGGCCTGCCAGGCCCCACCCCACGGGGGTGCGATGAGTCAGGAGACATGACGGTGGCAGATCTGCGGCTGAACCTCGGGAGCGGGAACGCGCCGCGGCCCGGGTGGGTGAATGTGGACATCGACGGGACGAAGTCGCCGGACGTGGTGGCCGACGTGCGCGCACTGCCTGCGGAGCTGACGGACGCCGACGAGGCGATGGCGATCCACGTGGTCGAGCACTTCGCGACGGCCGAGCTGATACCGCTGCTCACCCACTGGCACAGGCGCCTACGGCGCGGGGCGCGGCTGGTAGTCGAGTGCCCCGACCTGGCGGGCTACGCCGCGGCATACGCGGCGGGCACGATCGGTGCGGCGGATTTCAACAAGATGGCGTACGAGCGCGTGGGGGTGGGCGAGGCACGGCACAAGGCCCTGATCGACGGGCCGCTGTTGCGGTCGGCGTTGCTGGTGGCGGGTTTCCACGGCATCGTCGAGCGCACGGCGCAGACGCACGGTCGACGCGCGGAGCTGAACCTGCGGATGGAGGCGTTCGCGTGAAGATCACGGTCGCGCCGGGTATCGAGTTCGAGATCATCCAGACGCCCGAGGACGTGCGGGTCGCGACCGCGATGCTGACCGAGGTGCAGCCGGCTCGCGTGGTGGAGCTCGGGACGCGCCACTACGGCTACTGCGCGCTGTGCCACGCGACGGTGCAGGCAGCGGAGATATGGACGTACGACCTGCTGGTGCGGCCGCTGACGGCGGCGCAAGCGGGCTGGATGGGCCAGGGCCTGCACGCGGTGTGTGCGGACGTGCACAACGAGCCGTGGAAGATCGCGGACGTGCTGCGTTGGCGCGTGGACGGGCCGACGGTGCTGTGGTGCGACGCGGGCCGGCGGCTGCTGCTGGCGCAGCAGTACGCCCGGTGGCTGCGCGTCGGCGACGTCCTGGGGGTGCACGACTGGGGCGGGTGGCGTCTGGGACCCGCGAGCATGGAGTATGTGCTGAACGGTTTCGAGCCGCTGGCGGCTGCGGGCGAGGATGGCAGTGCGCGGTATTGGCGTCGCGTGGAGATCGCACAGGAGCAGAGCCCGTGATGGACGCGGCGACATACAGGACAGAGGCCGGTCTGGCGCGGTACTGGCGGGCGCGCCGGGCGCGGTCGCTGCGGAATGGCCGGCCGATCTTGTCCTGGACGCCGACGGTGCACGCCCTCGCGCGGCGCGCGCTATCGGAGCTGGGGCCGCGTGAGTGGGCCCTGGACTATGGCTGCGGCGCGGGCTTCTGGCTGCCCGCGCTGCTCGAGACGAGTGCGCGCGTATGTGCCGCGGACCTGTCGCCGGCGGCGCTGCGGTCGGTCGAGAGCGTGTACGGGGTCGGGGGGCGCGTGGAGACGGCAGAGGTGGGCCCGCTCGGCGACGGGCTGCGGGATATGGCGTTCGACCTGTTCTGGCTGCACAGCGTGGTGCTGCACTGGCCGGACGCCCTGGCACGTGAGATTTTCGGCACGCTGCGCGCGCACGCCTCGGCGGGTGCCCTGTGGGTGGTCGGGGATCCGCCGTCGATGGTGGATATGCGGCTGGCGGAGCCGGAGAGTGCTCGTCCGTGGTGGATATACCCGCGGACGGTATTCGAGATCGAGGACCTGAGCGGACTGCGGACGCGCGTGCTGTATCCGAGCAGGGAGATCTGCTACGCGGTGCTGGAGGCGGGCGAATGAACGTGCTGCTGCTCCAGACGTATGCGGTGGAGCCGAGCCGTGTGGTGGTCGAAACGCTCGGGCACACATGCGAGGCGGTGAACTACCGCGCGGACGGGCTGTCGGAGGATCTGTTCCTCGAGGACTGGGACGCGGTGTACCTGCACCAGGGCGACTTCAGGGGCGGCGACTGTCTGAGCGAGCAGGTCGTGCGGCGGTTCCAACGGCGCGGGGCGACGGTCGTCTGGTGGACCTACGACCCGCCCGTGACGAAGCGCGATATCTACGGGCACCTGGCGCTGGCGGCCGACGTCGCGGTCGTGTGCACGCAGAGCGATCGGGAGTGGCTGCTCACCGCGCAGGACGGCCCGCGTGCCGTGGCCATCGACCACGCGGGCATCGACCCCGCGTTCTGGCGCCCGAGCGAGCTGAGCTACCGGGAGCGCGAATGCTGGGGCGACCGGGCGGCGTGTGCGGTGACGGGCAACCTGTATCCCGAACGGCAGGCGGCGATCGCGGCGCTGAGGGCCGCAGGCCTGAAGGTGGCGGTGTGGGGCCGCGGGCTGCCTGGCGTGCAGTGGCTGGACACCGAGCGGATGCGTTACGTCTACCAGGCCGTCCCGGTGAACGTGGTGCAGCCGATCGCGTGGGGCGGTCGGCTCGACGCGGAGTATCTGATCTGCCGCCACTTCGAGATCCCGGCGACTGGCGGGTTCATGGTCTGTGCGGAGAACGCGGCGGTCCGCCGTGAGTTCCCCGGGGTGCCGACGTATCGCGATCTGGACGAGCTGGTATCGCTGGTCGCGTGGTGGTCGGGCCAGCCGAGCGAGCGGGCGCGGCTGGCGAAGATCGCGCGGGCGCGGGTGTTGGCGAAGTGGACGATAGCGCGTTTCTGGGAGCGAATGCTGGCGAGGGTGTGAGCGATGGCCGACGACAGCGGATGGGCGGCGGCGTGGGCGGGCGCGGCGTTGCCCGCGTTGATCGGCGAGAGCGGGTTCTTCGCCGAGATGGTGAGATACACGCCCGACGGCGGGACGGCGAGCGATATCCAGGCGGGTGTCGAACTGGAGCCGGAGGCGGTGGACGAGGACGAGATGGGGCTACAGAAGGTCGTGGGCGCGACGATCGCCCTATGCACCGACGACGTGAGCGACCCGGGCTGGGGCGACCAGGTGGTGGTGCGTGACACGACGCTATTCGTGGTCGAGGTCGTGGAGCGTGAGGGGACGATGGCGACGGTGCGGGCGGTCAGCCCGAGCCGGTTCGAGGAATCGCGCGGCGGGTTCCGCGCGAGCGTGCGGGGGTAGAGCGATGCGGAAGCTGATGGCAGCGGCGATGTGCCTGGCGGTCTGCGGCTGCACGCTGTGGCAGCCAGGGCACCTGACGGTGCACGTGGTGGATGGCGAGCCGTCAGCACAGGCGCAGGCTGATAGTGGCGGCAACACGCGAGCGGCGCTGTCGGCGTCGGCCGACATCGCGAAGACGGCGATCCCCGTGCTGGCCGGCTGCCCGTGGTGCCTGGTGCTCGAGCGTGCGATGGGAGTACTCCAGACGGCGGCGGGCGTGACGGCGGACGCGGTGGAGGGCCAGGACGTGGTGGTGACGCGTGTGGCTCTGCCGCTCGACGGCCGCGGCGCAGTGGTGCAGGTGCCGACGCGTCGGGGCACGATCGTGGTGATCGTGCTCGCGCGTCAGGCCACGGAACCCGCGCCGCCGGCAGGACAGCTCGCGGAGCCGTGGATCGTGCCGTGGGGGATCGCCGAATGAGCCGATATAGGTGCGGCACGACAGGGCACGCGGTGGAGCTGCGGACGGCGGACGTGCTGGTCTACCGCGGCCGCCTGCTGTCGGGCAGTTTTCCGTTCGTTCACCCGATCGGTGCGGGCATCGCGGCCTTCACCGGCGGCTGGTGGGTCCACGCGGGGACGGTGCTGTGCGGCCGCCTCGAGCACAGTGGGGAGATGCGGCACCTGGTCACGGATGCGACGGCATCGGGGATCGACGTGCGCCCCGTGAGTGCGGATCTGCGCCTCGGTCGCAGGATAGGCGTCTTGCGGGTGCCTGCGTCGGTCACGGTGGATGGGGGGGGGCTGGCGGGGTTTGTGTGGCCGCGATGGGGCATCAGCCCCTATGCGAAAGGCAAACTGCTGGCGCACGGCTGGGTGGAGGTCTGGGGCGGCAGCGACGCGCCAGACCCCAGGGCGATCCCCAACAGTTGGATATGCTCGGAGTGGTCGAGCCTGCTGCTGCGTCGGTTCGCTCGCGTGGACGGCCACGGGCTCGACCCCTGCCCGTTCTACGCGGACCGCTATACGTCGCCGATGGACCTGGCCAGGCGCTCGCTGCTGCGGTGGGTGACGCAACGCCTGGAGCTCGCAGAGGAGCCCGCGTGATGGATGCGCCCAAGGGCAACGGGAGCAGGAACGGGAACGGCCGGCGGCTGGTCGATTACGTGGTGGCCACCGTGCTGCGGAACCCGGTGGGCGCGCTGGTGCTCGTGCTGCTGCTCGCGTGGGCAGGTGTGGACGTGCGCGGCCTGCTGGGCACGCGTGCGGAGGGTGGGCAGCCGCGGATCCTGGCGCTCGAGCGGGCGCTGGCGGCTCAAGTCGAATGGCAGCGGCAGATGGAGCAGAACCTGAACAATATCCATCGGCAGCTCGAGCGTGTGAACGAGAAGCTGGACGACCTGCGGGGCTGGTGAACGGGGGTGCGAGATGCGCAGAGCGGTGACGGCGGTAGCGGTGGTGGCGGTGGCGGCCGTGCTGTCGGGCTGCGGGCTGCCGGAGATCGACCCTGCGGAGACGGTGTGGGACGTCATCCAGGCGCAGCAGGCGGTGATCGGGAACATCCCCGAGGCGGAGCTGACGCGTGCGCGTGCGGCCATCACGACCTGGCGCACGAGTGCGGAGCCCCGCGAACGCTGGCGCGCGCTCGGCGTGCTGGTCGAGATAAAGACAAAGTGGTGTCCCCTGCGGGACGAGCGTAGCGAAGGTGAGGAGAAGTGAGATGCGACGACTGGCGA